TTGAAAAAAAGAATTCCAGAAGCCGAATGGATGGAAAATCCTGACGCTTGGAATAAAAGTAAATTTATTGAAGAAACATCTGAATTCTTATTTGCCGTTTATGGCATAGGCAATGACCAAGATAAGCACACGCTTGCAATGCTGGCAGACCATATTGACACTTATGTTAAATGCACCAAAGGCATTAACAAAAACGGAATTATTACCACATTCAATAATGGCGCAACCGTAGGCCCAAATCCTTACATTGGTGTGCGTAATAAAACCATGACGCTAATTATTCAATTAATGAATGAATTAGGGTTAACCCCGCGCAGCAGATTAAGCGCAGGTAAAGTCGAAAAAGAATCTCCTTTAGCAGCGTTCCTCAAAGGCCCAATGGCTAAATGAATTGGCAAGATGGGGTAGCTTACGCCAGAGATATTACTAAAGGCGAAATCAATGTGTGCAAAAATATTCAACTTGCCGCACAAAGATTTATAAATCAATACGAAAATAAAGAATGGGAATGGGTTTTTGACGAACGGTTCCCTGACCACGTATTGAATTTTGCGGCTACTTTAGAACATACCAAAGGGCCACAAGCAGGGCAAAATGTAATTCTTGAGCCTTTCCAAATCTTTTTAATTTGCGCCGTTTACGGTTTCCGCCACAAGAAAGATTTAACGCGGAGAATGGTAACGGACGTAATATTATTTATTCCTCGGAAAGCAGGTAAATCTACTTTAACGGCGGTAATTGCGCTTTACGAATTATTATTTGGTGAAGCTGGCGCAGAAGTTTTTACTTTGGCAACTAATCGTGAACAAGCAACTATTGTTTTTGATGCCGCTAAAGGTTTTATTGATGCAATGCCAAAAGAATTAGCCGATTTATTTAATGTTAGCAAATATACAATAAATAAACGCGGCGATACGCAAAGTATGTTTAAGGCATTAAGTAGAGATACCAAAAAAACAGGTGACGGCAAAAATCCATCTTGCGTGATTATTGACGAAAGCGCACAAATTGTAGATAGAAACAGTATTGAAGTATTACATTCGGGGATGGTCGCCCGACAAAATCCTTTGCGGATTTATATTACTACCGCGTCATTTACAAAAGAAACAAAGTTCTACGAAGATTATTCAATGTTGCGTTCTATGCTTACAGGTGAAGCTAATGATAATCCCCGTTGGTTTGGGCTGCTTTATGGTTTGGACTTGGGCGACGATTGGCGTGACCCCGCAAATTGGCGAAAAGCTAACCCGATGCATGGAATCAGCGTCTTTGATGAAGCCATTGCACAACGAGCCGAAGAAGCAAAACACAAACCCGCCGCCCTTAACGAATTCCTCTGCAAAACATTAAATATTTTTGTATCTTCTAATGCCGCTTGGATAGACAGGGCAAATTGGGAACATCCTAGATGTATTACAAAAGAAAAAAAGGAAAATCCGGAAGCAGTATTTATTGGTTTTGACTTGGCGGCAACGCGAGATTTAAATGCGGTTTGCACATTAAAACGGTTTGGCGAATTAGATTACGAAGCAGAATGGCAATTTTTCCTTCCAGAAGAAGGAATGAAGTTAATACCAAAACATTATTTAGACATATTTAGAGTTGCCAAAGATACGGGCATTTTAAAATTAACCGAAGGCAATGTAATGGACGACCGAGAAATTTCGGATTATATTAAACAGCAATGCGAAAAATACAATGTTAAAGAAGTTGGATATGATGCTTACAACGCGGCTTCTTTAGTTGCCCGATTGCATGATGCTGGAATTCCGGTTAAAAAGGTTGGGCAAGGTATGGCGGTTTTAAACAATCCGTCTAAATATGTAGAAAAAATGATATTAAACCAGCAAATAAAACATGACGGGAATCCTTTTCTTGGCTGGCAATTAGCTAACTGTTCTTGTTATACTGATGTAAATGGAAATATCAAAATCCGTAAAAACGAAGCAGATACAAGCGCAAAAGTTGATGGAATTATTGCTTTAATTATTGCGGCGCATTGCAGTTTAGATAATCCTTTTGTATCTAATAGCTTTGGATTCAGAAGTTTTTAGTGCAAAAGCGTTAATAAAAGGTAAAAAAAGTGGCTATTTTAGATATTTTCAAGCGAAAATCTACGGTAAAAAATGAAGCAAATACCGTATTAGGCCAACTGCAATTAGGCAATCAAGTTCTTTATTCAACGGCTAATAAGCAGCCGACAGCATCACAATTACTTTACGTTACCACTTCAAGCAACACCGTTGCAGGTAGGCAAGTAGATGTATCGCTACTGACGCGCAATAGCACGATTATGGCTTGCGTTGGTTTGAAAGCAAGAGCATTGGCTCAGTTGCCGGTTTCCGTCATGTATAAACTAGATGATGGAACATTTGTTGATGCGTTGAAAGATACAAACGTAGGTAGCCGAGACAAAACCAAAGCAAAACAAGTATTAAATCTGCTGCAAGAACCAAACAATTTCCAAAACAAATATGAGTTTTGGTATCAATGGTCTATGTGGCAAGACATTGCGGGTGAATCGTTTACTTTATGGTGGAGAAAAGACCAGAAAGATTCGACTCAAACCCCGATTGAAATGTATAACCTTGATTCGACTTTAATTTCGGTTATTCTAACGCCGACTCGTTATCCTTCTTATCGGTTATCTACTCCGTCTTACGGTTTCAGCAAAGACCAGCCGCTTGCGGCGCACCAAGTAATGCACATCAAAGAAGCTGCTTGGCAAGGTTCAAGCGGTTTCAATAAAGGAATCTTGGCGACAGAACTTGTTGCGTTAGACCAAGATATTGACCTTTACGCCAACTTTGTAATGCAGAACGGCGCAAAACCTTCGGGCATTTTTGTTACTGAACAAGTTATTCCTGACGCAAAATATAAAGAAATTGCTGCGCGACTGAAAGAAGCATGGTCGGCAATGACTGGTTCAAGGGCAGTTGACCAAAGTAAGGCTGGTCAAGGCATGTTGTTAGACCAAGGCATGAAATATATGCCTGTTGATATGCTGACAATCCAAGATGCGGACGTTGCAAATCTGAAAATGCAAACCATGAAGCGGATTTGCGGATTATTCGGCGTTTCCCCTGCGATGATTGGTATTGCTGACGGTAAATATAATAATACTCAAACTATGCTGGATGAATTTTACAAAACAACCATGTATCCAATGGTTATTAACATTGAACAAAAGTTAAAACAGCATTTGTTAAAAGGTTATCCCAATCTTTGCGTTCGATTTGATACCAAAGAATTCTTAAAAGGCGCTCCGTTAGACCAAATGAATTTTGTTGTTGCCGGTGTCAAAGCAGGAATTATGACCCCCAATGAGGCAAGGGAATATATGAATGTTGCCAAAATGGAAGGCGCAGATGAGTTAATTTCGGCAAATAATAAATCTGACAATGAGATTCCCGGCTCCAGTCCGCAAGATACTGGTGGCGGCGGGGGAAATCAAACTAGGCGCATGAATATCGGAAAATGAAGCATTTACATAAGATAATTATGGCATTGGCTTCCCAAGTAAAAACATCTAATGTTAAACTTGACATAAACCCGATAATGCCCCACAAAATAAAAGATGATAATCAATCTGTTAAACATGGGGTAATCAATGAAAAATCTGACGATAGTTTGCGAAGCGCAACTAAAGTTAAGTCCAAACGCGGACGAAAGCCAAAATCCAACAGGAACGATTGAAGCGCGAGTAACTACTTGGGGTGCGCGTGAAGGTGCGGATGGGCGAAAGTTTAATTATCAGCCTGAAGGTTTTTCTCTTTGGGCAAAAGAATTCGCGGAATCCGGCAAACCACTTCCAATGTTTCTGAACCATAACGACATGGGTATGCCTGTCGGTGAATGGACAGAATTTAACTTTGATGATGAAGGTATGACCGCCAATGGACGTATTTATACAAATACGGTCGGCGGCTCTGACCTTTATACCGTCTTAAAAGAATCGCCCAACTTGTTTGGCGGCGTTTCTGTTGGCGCTTACGCTGATGAAGCCGCAATGGTTGATGCTGATGGTAAAGAAGTCGAAGATACCGATGATGCTTACTTTCAAATTACCAAAGGTGGTATTCGTGAAGTCAGCGTTGTTATGTATCCCAATAATCCTAATGCCGAAATCCAGAAATTAGAATTTGCTGGATTAAC